TGTTCATAAAGATCTTCTTAAACATTTCGTCAAGGTTTCAGATCAATCAAAATTAACTGGTAAATTCAATGGTACTCTCGCCACTTTTCACGAGTCTGGTAAGGAATTATATAGAACTTATCAGTGGCTTCAACAAATCCGTCCTCTTGATCGTCCAATTACTATCCATCTCCCAACTTATGATGGTGGTGATTGGCTTGAAAATAAATATACTCAGCGTGATTGTTATGAATATAATGCTCCTACTCAAGTTGGTGATTGTGGTTCCATGGTTGGAATATATAATCATCGCTTGGAGAGGAAAATTATTGGTATGCATATCGCTGGTACAAATGAGGCTTATGGTTATGCTTGTCCCCTCACGCAAGAAGCTATAATTGAAGCTTTCGACACTTTCATCGCTCGAGATTTTAAAAACATTAGCGTTCAGATCTATTATGAACCTCCCACTCACGTCAACACTCAAATTGATCCCAAACTCCCCGATGGTTTGTTTTGTCCCATTGGTGTTTCTTCACTCAAAATTGGTCAGGCAAATAAGACTGCTCTTCTTCCTTCTGCTATTCATGGCAAACTGTCTACCCCTATAATGAAACCTGCTCTTTTAAAACCAACAATGCTAAATGGTGAAATGGTTGATCCTCTTCTTAAAGGCTTAAAGAAATGTGGTGTAGCTACTGCAGTTCTTCCTGATGATCACATTCATGCTGCTGCCACCGATGTTGCCCAAATAGTTCTCACTCAACACAATACAATGCTCAATCGTCAAAAATATTCTCGAATTTTGTCTTATGAAGAGGCTATCCAAGGTACGCAAGATGATGATTTCGTGTGTGCTATCAATCGAACGACGTCTTCTGGGTTCCCTTACTGTTTAGACAGCAAGGGTTACCCAGGAAAAACGAAATGGATGGGTCAAGGAGACACTTTTGATTTCTCTAGTCCTGCTGCTCTTCAATTAAGGAAGGATGTAGAAACCCTTATTGAGGACTGTAAGAATGGAAAAATTTCTAATGTGTTCTTTGTTGATACTCTCAAAGATGAAAAACGCGAAATTGCAAAAGTTGATGCTGGTAAAACTAGAGTGTTTTCTGCTGGTCCCCAACATTTTGTGGTGGCTTTCAGAAAATATTTCTTACCTTTTTCAGCGTGGCTTATGCATAATCGAATTGACAATGAAGTTGCAGTTGGAACTAATCCATACTCTGTGGATTGGGAACGAATTGCAAAAAGAATGCGATCTAAAGGTGATAAAGTGATTGCTGGTGATTTCGGAAATTTTGATGGCTCCCTTGTTGCTCAGATATTGTGGTCCATTTTCTGGGATATTTATGTAGAGTGGCTTTCTAGTATTGTTGATTTTTCAACACAACATGGAAAAGACACTCTTCAAATCTGTCTCGGTTTATGGACTCATTTAGTTCATTCTGTGCACATATTCGACAACAATGTGTACATGTGGACTCATTCTCAGCCTTCAGGAAATCCTTTCACAGTTATCATTAATTGCCTTTATAATTCTATCATTATGCGCATTGTTTGGATCCAGATTATGGAAAAGTGCAGTCCCAAGCACCGATCTATGAAATGGTTCCGAACTTATGTAAGTATGATTTCTTATGGTGACGACAATTTGCTAAATATCTCTGAC